AGTAATTGATCCCCACGTTCCACCAGCGCTACTTATGGTAGTATATGTTCCTCCACTGTTACAATAGTATAACGTATCAGTAGTGCTATCTATAAAGAAACCCCATGGATTACAACTTGTCGGAACAGAATCTCCATGTGGTATCAAACCGACTCCAAAATCCGTAGCAGTAGCGTAAGGACTGTGCAGAGAATACTTCACATTCTCATTTATATTCTTCTTATTAATAGAATAAATAAAAACAAGAAGAAAAATAAGAAGGGTCAAACATATAAATTCAATTTTTCTTTTCATACTATACCTCACTAAGCGGTTGAACTACTTGAGCTTGACGAACTAGAGCTCGACTTACTGCTACTAGACGAACTTGAACTTGATGAACTTGAACTTGATCTACTACTACTCGAACTGCTTGAACTCGAACTGCTTGAACTTGAGCTCCTAGACGATGAACTCTTGCTAGAACTGCTACTATAACTACTACTACTTGATGAAGACGAACTAGAACTTGACGAGCTCCTGCTAGACGAGCTTGAACTTCTACTGCTTGAAGAAGAAGAACGAGAAGAACTGCTACTAGAGCTGAAGCTAGACGAACTACTGCTAGATGAAGATGAGCTTCTGCTTGAACTTGAGCTTGACGAACTTGAACTTGACGAACTCGAAGAACTTCTACTACTCGATGAAGAGCTCCTGCTAGAAGAACTGGATGACACAGATGAACTTGAACTAGAAGAAGAGCTTGAACTGCTCGAGCTACTAGACCGACTTGAAGAGCTCGAACTACTACTCCTGCTTGAGCTTGACACCGATATTGATGAACTAGATACCGATATTGACGAACTAGATCTGCTAGACGACGATCTACTACTACTTGATGATATACTCGAACTTGAAGAAGAAGATGATGATGAACTGCTACTAGAAGAAAAAGAAGAAGAACTAACAGAACTACTGCTTGAACTCGAACTGCTTGAACTTGAACTGCTTGATCTTGAAGAAGAACTAGTATACCAATGTCCATATATTCCCCCAGCTTTAACCGTCCAACGATTATGGCTTTCGACAAACAATAAAATACTTTCAAATGTTGGGGTAATATTAACATTGCAAATAAGGGTATCCGTAGTTATTATGCCGTCCGTATCCGAACTATGGACTAAGAGATTTCCTACTCCTTTTTTTCTTATTTCCAACCATTTGCCTACATCACTCGACGATATAGAAGGTAAGTAAACATGACCTTCAGTAGCGTTCTGAAATAAATGTACCTTATTAAATGAATCAGAATCTAATGTTACTTCTGTATCCGTACTATGATCTACAACCTTGAGCCTTCTACTACCAATCGCTAAATCAAATATCCTAAAAGCCTGAGTAATATTATAGTAAAATTCTTTATCATCTTCACCTAATTCTGGAACACTCCAATTGTCAGTAAACTCACTTGTTATTGTATATCTGCATCCTGTTAAAGTACTTAAAGGCCAATTTATTCCCAATGTTATCTGAGCATCACTATCTACAGAAGAAATAGGAAAATGAACGTTTATCCCTATAATCTTAAACCAGTCATCAGCAGATACATTTGAAAGTAAATCTGGTGAGCCGTCAATAGGGCTATCACTAAAAGTAATTGTTGGTGATCCATTAGTAACATTCGCATATCCTATATTATACTGACTCATTTACTCCCCACCCGTACTAAAACTGCTCGAGCTTGAACTGCTAGAACTTGAACTTCGGCTACTCGAAGATCTCGAACTACTGCTAGACTTGGATGAACTACTCAAGGAGCTTGAACTTCGGCTGCTAGAACTCAACGAACTGCTACTAGAAGAACTCGAACTACTTCTACTCGATGATGAACTACTACTTGACGATGAACTTCTGCTCGAAGAACTGCTTGATGACGAACTCGTAGTCCAAGGTCCAAACATCCCACCAGGTCTAATCGACCAATGATTTGCACTTTCTACAAACAACAAAAGACTATCAAAGGTCGGGGTAGAATTGGTACTGTAAATAATAGTAGTAGATGTCTCTATTATTGAGTCTCCAGATCCTAATATAGTAAGATTTCCAGAGCCTTTCTTTCTTATTTCAATCCACTTACCTATATCATCAGAAGAAACCGCTGGTAAATATACAGTACAAGGGGAAGTATTCTGAAATAACTGGATAGTTCCAAATGCATCAGAATCTAAAGTTACTGCCGTATCTGTACCATTGTCAACCACGGAAAACTGACCATCACCAATACCAGCATCGAATATCCTAAAAGCCTTTGTGATATTATAGTAGAACTCCTTATCTCCAGGACCCACTTCTGGTGCACTCAAATTAGGAGTAAAGTATCTCGTTATCGTATAATCCTCATCTGTCAGAGTAGAACCAAGCCAGTTTGAATTCAAAGTAATTTGGTCATCGTCATCTACAGAAGCAATAACATGATGAAAACTTAATCCGTCAATTCTGAACCAGTCGCCTATAGAAGCATTGGAAAGAAGAGCAGGTGCAACCCCGTCACTTCCACTAGTAAAGGTTACTACATTACTTCCATTCGTAACGCTTGCTACACCTGTAGTGTACTGGCTCATTCTACTTTTTCCTTTTTATCAACAAAATCAAAAAACAATTCCATAAATTCCAGTTGAGTAACAGAAATATTTGGAAGAGTATTTATATCAAGTTCCTTTTTATTAACATCAACTTCAAATTCTAAGGCTTGTAGTTCCGCAAGTTCTTTTAAAAAATATTCCGCTTTTTCAGGATCAATTTTTGTTCCATTTCTATAACGGTCAACAATTTTTTTCTTCTCTTGAAAATACGCTTTAGACCTTTCATTCAGTATCATCAAATATTGCCTTAAAGAATAACTGATGGAAACAGGCATTCTCATCTCAAGAAGTTCTACAACATCCTTCTTCCTAAATAATTCGAACCAACTGTTTGATATCTTCATAATCTTCTCTTATACTGCTGTTTTGTCTAATGTATATTCTGTCCCATCCCCATCAATATAATGCAAACTGTTGTCACTTTCAGCCCATACATAATGCCTTCCGCCTAGTGGAGAACCAGGAGCATTGTTTCCTTCTATAAAATAAAAAAGAGTCTCAAACTCTACACCCCCAGTAAATCTTACTGAGTCAGCATAAAATGTAACCAAGTCGGTAAAAACATTCATCTGTCTTGAAAGAATAGTAATCATATAATATGGATAGTTAGAAGTTCCAATACTAAACCACGGTTCAACACGATCTCCTGTGTCATACTCCATTCCAAATGGCTCTAGTAGAAGCGTATCAGTATAGCTTTGCTCTCCTGGTTGAGTTACATATGGATAATTTCTTAAACTATGATATTTATCTGGAGTTTCTGTTCCTTCAAATCTTATTTCTGATGGTACAAGATTATTTATAAGCCTAATCAGTGACGGATTGCCTTCACTTCCCCCTTGCATCACAATATCTCCACCAGATTCGACGGTTATCCCCTCTCCAGAAGTAACCGTAACACTACCAAGTTCAGCAGTAATTACTGCTAGCTGGTCTGCAATAATCTGTTCTGCTATTACTTGCCTGACGAATACAAGTTCATGTATTGTCGCACTGACAGTTCCAGTAAGATAAAGCCTGACAGCTTTAACTACTATCTGGGCTGGAAATATTCCCATATTAATACTATTAGCAGTAGCATCGAGTAGCCAATAGTTTGTACGGGCAGTATCTTGGTCTGCTGCCTCTGCAAGTTCTCCATTTGCATCAAGATCGTGACTTGCATCCCCACTTAGATAATTCCAAGTAGACCCATCTTCCGTATAACCAATATAAACTCTTAATGTAGAAGTACTAGCCCAAACACATACACGGTCTATCAAATAACTTAATGGATAACTAAATTCTATCCACTTATCTGTACCCGAAACGACTGAATATGCTACTCCACCAGTAGTTTTAATGCGGTCATAAAGAGCGGCAAGAGCAGAAGTAGAATTGCTATCTGAATCAGATATGGTAAGGCTTAAATATAATTCTGTAGGAATATCTTCTGGGCTGATAAAAAGACCCTCTGCAGAAGCACTTCCTGATGACGCTGATGATTCATTCCCAAATGTATCTACTGCTTTAACCTCAAAGTATATCGTAGCTTGCGAAGTCCAATCATCTTGTTCCGCTTGAGTCAGCATCTTTGTTGCTTCTAAATCTTCTTTTTTCTCCCATGAAGACCAGCTATCTGTTTCTACTTTTGTTCTGTATAAATAATAATCAATGTCGATCTCTGTATTCTTAATCCAAGTAGCTTTGATGCCTTTCAGAAAAGAAACAACAGATAAGCCAGAAGGGGCTGATGGTGCAGGATTTGTTACGGAAAGTACTGCTGGATATTCAGAAGTTTTTCCATACTTGTCTTTTGCCCAGATCTTTATGATTAGATTTGGCTCTGCATCAGAAGTACTACCAGCAGATTGAAAGGAAACAGTACCTACTGCTATGGCAGCAGTAGTTATTCTTTTAACCGCAACAGCATCAACATACCATGTACCAGACGTTTTACCTACTGGCGATATGAATCTCAGAGAAGCTAAAGTCCCCCCATTTTCTTCCTTATAAATATAATACCCAGTATTCCAATTATTTTCTATCAACTCTGTTAAATTAGCTGTCACAACTGGATTAATTCCTGCCCCTTCGTTCATTTGTACCAAACAAGTTGTGGTATTTACTGGATAAATAGCATATTCAATAATATAAAATTCGTTACTTCCCGTAGTAAAAGACCTGCTAATTATTCCTTCATATTCATCATCTACAATAAATTTTCTAGAATAAGACCCAGCGTATACTTGTTCAGAACTTCTTTCATTTGTCGTAGGAGATCCGTACGATGTATCAAAATCCGTAGAGTCTTCCATATCGCCTTCACCACCAAGAAGGCTACTTCCATAATCATCTTGATATATAAAATATCCGTCAGCAAATGTTCCTACTATATTTGATAACCAGACCCTATTCCCACCAACAGAAAAAATCTTGCCATAGGCTCCGGTAGTATATTGATACAACCATCTTCCAGCAGTAAACGTACCTTTGGCATCCTTAAAACTTAATGAGCCGAGACAACCATCCTCAGAGTTCTTCTCATAAGAATAGTTATACTTATTCTCCAACTGCTCAAATTCTCTTCTCAGATTTCCATTGTTGTCATAAATCTTAATTAGATACCCACCAAAATCCGACATCGGAGGGTATGTGCCAGCACCAAGAGTCTTATCGCTTGTACCAGATGGAAAGTAGGTAGTAGATAAATTCCATACCAATTTCAAATCTCTGTTCTGGAATATTCCACTGTTACCCATGCCTTCTACTTGCAATCCAGTTACAGGCCATATGATTCTAGGGGCAGTATAGCCAACGAAAGTAATTCCATCCGAAGTATCAGTAGTAGTTGTTGTATCAATAGAACCATCAGTTGGGTTATTGGTTAGAGAAACAGCAAAATAATATGTCTTTCCAGGCTCCAGATTCTTTACATCATAGAAAAGTTCTCCAGTACTTGTATGGATTAACCTCCAGACATCCTCTATATCTTCTTTCATATATAGGTAATGAAGACCAAATCCACGCCAAGTAACACGTACAACAGAGATCATTACCCCACCTTCTTTTCTATATATCTCCGTTGCAGTCACCCCTTCTACATAGGGTTCTAAATCACTTACGTCTTCATAATCTGGAACAGAAGCATTATCATCATACACTTCTGGAATATATTCGAGTGCCTGTATCCTTCTTCTTTGTCTCTGAGTTCTAGTAATATTGTATATTCTAAACTTTTTAGCTGTTCCACTAACATGCCCAAAGTAGTAATCATCATGCTCTGCTGGAATCTGCGACCATACACCAGTCAAGGTCAATGTTGAAGTAGTAGTTTCAACAGCAACAGATTGAATCTCTACTTCTTCTAAATCATCATCGTCATAATGGCTGACCATCACATAGTATGTAGTTCCAGGAGATAAAGTTACCTCCCTATCAAGTGTAACAGTATTGGCAGTTGCAGATACTACCTTTCCTGAATAACCCCATTGAGGAATATCATGCGAAACATATATAACTTCTCCTATATTAGATGCTAGTGCCTTGAGCCATACTTCAAACTCTACTGATCTTATCAAGTACTGATTGCAGTTCAACATGAATTTGGCAAGTCTAACTGCTACTTCCCTTTTTGTAGCTCCATGAAGAACCATGGATATCTTATTAGGATCTATCCCTCCTTGATCGAAGTCGGATGTCCTTAAATCAAAGGACATTCTCTCGTAATCTTTCGTCTCATCAAAATATGTTGTTTCTATTACATTGGCTCTTTCAGAAACAGAAGTATAGGTAGACTTGAAGGTATTTTCTATGATGTTACCGACACCAAACAGTTGCACAGGACTGGCGGTCTTATCAATTATTACTCCCCACTTCGTACCTTTCTGCACAACTCTTCCTCTACCAAGAATCTCTAACTTTGCTTTTGCTGCTTGGAAAGAATCAGTAGTATCAAAGTTTATGTTGCAGAAATAGCCATTAGCAGTACAATAATCCGCCCAAGTGTTGAAGTCGGAGTAAATCATTTTAGTCTCGTCTTCTCCACCACCATACACAGGATTTACTATCATGTCCCATGTAGCCCATGCAGGATTGTTGGCGTTCTTATTGACCCACGCAGAACCAGTCCAAACACTGACATGATATCTGGTAGCAACACAAGAATACGTTGGAAGCCCTCCGCTCAACTGGTCTGTAGCAAGAGCATCAATCCCAGTAAGAGAAGCTCCTGGATACATGAAGTCATCTTCTACTATCCCTTCAACGTAATCCAGATACAAGTCCCTCATATTTCTTCCGCCTTCATCTGTAACAGCAGACGCCTTGTACCTCACCTCATACGTTCCCTGTGTAAGACCAGTTACACTCTTGCTACATCTAATAGGAGAATTCTCTCCGGCAGAAAAAGTAGATAATTTTGTCGTCATTATATAATGAGCATAAATAGTATGAGTATACTTTACCCAGCTACTATCATAATACCATCTGTTTTGGAGAAGCCCAGCACTATGAGCAGTATCATATACTGCAAGACTTTCTGAAGATATTGAACTAGCATATTGTACAGCAGCTCTACTTCCACCAACAGGAGTAAAATTAAGAACCAAACAATACCTTCTACCCTTTGCAAGTACAATCGTTTCATCGAATAAGAAAGTATATGTCATAAAAGTGGTGTTTAATGCTGATATATTTCTTATAGTTGTAGATGAAGTTACCGTAGTTGATATGGCTTCATCTACATATCCATACTCACCATTATACCCATCAGAAATACCATGCAATGTAGCAGTTATTACTCCAGAACCTGATATTTTTCTAAGCCTGAAATTCGCCTGTTTCAGTTTATTCCCATCACCATAAAACGGTTGCCCTATTTTAACTGGACCTCCATTATATATAGTGAGCTCACTATCACAAAAGTTTCCCAGATATGCTGACAAAGAAGCTTCACCAGTAAGATCACCATACAGTGCTCGCCAAGTAGAAGATCCCTTCTTTCTAATATCAACATAAACATCAGTAGATAATCTCTCCCAATTTCCATCATCATTGTAGTAACCCATGCCGTTAGGGAAAGAAAATCCTACACCAACTCCTGTTATATCAGTTCCAGGAACGTCTACTGTCTTATAATCAAGAGTAAACTTTGCATTGATCGACTGTTGGATTCTAGTATTTTTAAAATTAGGAATTACTTGTTGAGTATATTCTCCATATCTCTTGTGGAGTTGCACATCCTTATACCCAGAAGCAGGACTCCCGTTTATCTGGTCATTTTCTATCTTGTCCAACGCATGGTCGCACAAGAAGTAAAGAAGACCCATCCTCTGCTTATCTGGTGTCCCCCATCCGCCAACCCATTCGTTAGAAATATACTTACCTATTAAATATGGTACTATTTTAGTAGTCCCATAGATTACTGGAGCAGCAAACCCTTCATTAACCACATTTACACCACTCCAACTATAGGATGGAGAAGCTCCAGCACCAATATCATCTCCTGTTACTGGAGGAAGTATTGCATTAACAAGTAGAGAACCTACCGTACCAACTACAGCAA